TAGTGGTGAAAGGATCATATCCTATTACTGCTCAAGATAAGAACTGGGGCCCAGTCCCAGTTGAAAATCCTTTACTTTATAAGTGGAAGGATCATGCGGTAGGCCTTTGTGGCTCACCCCTTATCATGGAATATTCTGGAGGTCGCGGTATTGTTGGAATCCACATAGCTGGATCTAGCTCTACCGCGGCGTTTTCACAGTCTATTCAAGCTAGCGACATTGTCGCTGCGTTGAACTTTAGCAAGTTCTACCTGTTCACTAGGTGTGAATAGTGAAGGTAAACTTCGTTTGCCTGTAAAGGTGACTGGTATTGGTCCAGTCACACAATATTCCCCACTTCGGTGGGAGGATGCACCCGGTTTAGCCGTCTTTGGCGGTCTAACTGGGTATACTGCTCTTCGTTTAGGTAAATCTAAATTGATGAGCACCAAGTTCATTCATCATGCTGAAGCCTTAACTGGCTGCAGTCCTTTTGATGATACTGGAAAGCCGCTTTTTGCTGCTCCTCCATTTTCATCTGGTATCAACTCCGTTTCTGGAGAATATCAGGGACCATACAATCATTTTGTTAAAAAATGTGGTGTGGTTAAGAAAAGTTTGAACCCCAAAATTCTTCGGAAAACTGTTGATGTAGTATTACATCATCTTTTGTCGAATTTGGAGAAAGAAGGAGTTACTTCTCTGAGACCTGTGTCTCTTGAAGTCGCTCAAAATGGACATCCCAAGGATTTTTATATGCGAGCCATGAAACCTTCCACTTCTGGTGGATGGTCGTGGCCCGGAGCCAAAAAGAAATATTCGGATCAGATTGAATTAGATTTCAAAACTGATGCTTATATGCCTAAGTTTGATGTCAAGGAACAGGTTGTTGAGCAACTCGCTGCGTATAAACGTGGTGAAGATGCTTTACCTATCCTTGGTGCTCAATTAAAGGATGAGCCTAGGACATATCAAAAAGTTATCGATCGTAAGACTCGAGTTTTTTGTATGTCACCTTACGAGTCAACACTCGTAAATCGTATGTATTTAATGCCTTTCTATTCTTTAATGGTAGAACATGGTGATGTTTTTAAAACAGCCATTGGTATAAATATGCACTCCCTTGACGTTGATAATCTAGTCAGTAAAATGACCGGGTTCTCTTCTGATTTCATGGAAGGGGACTATGGAGGTTACGATACCTCTATGCCCTACGATATTGGCCTTGCAGCCAATACTGTTGTTTTCCGAGCTTTGCAGAAGCTTGGATATAATGACCATGCTTTAAACATGGTTCGTGGTATCCTTAGTGATAACATGTACCCAACAGTAATGATGCGAGGAGACCTATTTGCAGCTCCGGCTTTACAGCCGAGCGGTAAATATGCGACCGCAGAAGATAATTCCCTTCGTGGACTTATTCTTCTTGTGTATGCTTGGATAACTGAGTGCACCGGCTTTGGAGCCGAATGTTCTCATAGAGCAAAGACATCTCGGTTTAAACCCGAAGATTTCTTTTCGCAAATTGAGCCTATCATCTACGGAGATGATATGCTTGCAGGTGTTAAACCATCTGCGAAAAAGTTTTTCAATAATCAAACTTATCAAACTTTCTGCAAAGAAGTTTATGGGCTTGATTTCACCAGCGCCTCTAAATCGTCAGTAATGACTAAATTTTTGGCATGGGAGAATACTTCTTTTCTCAAACGTAAGTTTGTATATAGAGAGGATTTATCCCATTGGGTGGCTCCTATTGACATTTCTTCAATTATGAAGTCAATATGTTATTATTTGCCATCTAAAACAGTTTCACGCGAAGACCAACTTATAGATAGTTGTGTCTCCGCTTTACGTGAGCTATTTTTTCATCTTCCTGAAGATGAATATGATGACCGTCGACATCTATTCGCACATATCTGTGGTGAAATTTTCACCTTAGATCCGATCGACATAATCAAAATGTTTCCTCGATTTGATACTATTAAGCATCAACTCTATGGAGAGAAAAGTTACCTAGAAAGTCACGAAGCACTTGGATTACTCTGTATTCAGAGGAGGAGACCAAGCCCTTAAGCTAGTGAGTGAGATACGAAATATTACCTTTCTGGAAGGCACGCCTAATGCTGGCAATATACTTTATGGATATCTTTACTTTTACTCATGATAGTCAGTCTATCACAACATATTTCTTCACCGAATCCCGTAGAACGGACAACGATGGAGTGTTAGATCCCATTACTGGGAATCTAACAATTGATTCTATGGATTTAGTCCAATTAGAATCGAGACGCGATCTTGGAGAAGACGTTATTACACGTAAAGCCTACTTCCAACGCGTTCGCGCATTAGCACGAGCTGAAGCTATTGAATTAACTGAAAAGTTAT